CGTGGTTAGCTTGGTTGACTGCAGATACAGCTGTAGTAGTTGAAGAGTCTTTTGCAGATGCTGCAACTGTCACATTAGTAAGCGTGAGACCTCCAGAACCAGCAGCACCTGTGTTAGAGGCTGCAGTTGTAGATGTGCTATTACCTGTGGTACTAGAACCTGTATTACCTGAAATAGTCACACCAGAACCACCTGTAGTGCCAGTGCCTGTATTACCTGAAATTGATACAGTGCTATTTCCTGTGTTACCAGTTCCTGTCACAACTGTTGGTGCATTGGTAGCATTATATCCCACAGTTGTTGAACCTGCATTACCTGTATTAGAGGATGCAGTTGTAGATGTCGCATTACCTGTATTAGAGGCTGCAGTTGTAGATGTCGCATTACCAGATGTACCAGTGCCAGTATTACCTGAAATAGATACAGTGCTGTTGCCTGTATTGCCAGTGCCAGTATTACCTGTTCCTGTATTGCCAGTGCCAGTATTACTTGTTCCTGTATTACCTGTTCCTGTATTGCTAGAGGCTGTTGTAACACCATTTTTAGTGGCAGAGTTAATAACTGAGGAAGCCGCAGCAGATCCTGTAGTTGTCCCTAGAGTTGTGTTATTTGAACCCTTACCGAGCGGAACTTTATCTCTTAGATCAGGAACATTAAAAGTGGCAGCACCATCACCAGTACCAAATGTGGTCCCAATTACAGCGAAAAGACGTGCATAAGTTGTACGAGAAACAGCAGAATTGTCACACAGCAAATAACCCGTAGGAGCTGTAGCAGCACCATAAGCTAAGATAGTCCCAGCTGGGATAATCTCAGCACCACCTGCGGTAGAACCGTCATGAATTCTAATATTGTTAGTATCTGTATCAAGAGAAATCTCACCAACTAGGCCTGTATAACCATCGTTTTGTGATGAAGTTCCTCGTCTAAATTGTAGCTGTGTAGCCATCTTTTACTCCTTAAAGTGTTCCTAAATCGATTGAGCCTGTTAGTGTAATTGTGTTTGAAGAGTTAGTGCCTAACGATACGTTTCCTGCTACATCCAATGTAGTGCTGGGCGAAGCCGTCCCCAGCCCTAATCTGCCGCTTTCCGTAAACCGTGCAATTTCGGCTGAACCATTGTTTTTAATTACAAAGGCGCGAGTGGTTGAGTTGTTGTCACTGTCGATGTTAACAACAAAGCTCTCAGGTGCATTTATCTGACCGCTTGTGCCGGATGCGCCAGCCGTGATGGTGCCCACAACTACATTACCGCTACCTCCACCTACAGTAACGGTAGAGTTTGCCTCTACCTCAAACACGCCTGTTGCATCTAAGCCCAGACCGCCCATAAATCTTGAAACTTTTTGTGACATAATTACCTTTCTATCATAATTTTAACCTGTGGTCAAAATATATTTACGAGAATGCTCCTAAATCAAGCTTACCTACAATTGTGACAGTGTTAGAATCATTAGTTCCAATTGTTACATTACCGTCAATGTCAACTTCACGAATAAAATTAACGTCTCCATTAGCGTCTGCTGTTACAGCCTTAGATGCAGCAACAGTACCTAAAGTAAGACCGTCAAGGAATCCAAGTTCTGTAGGGGTAACTCCACTAGATGCAGCTATCTTTCCAGAACCGTTGGTAATCATAACTCTATCAGCCGTTAGATCAGAAGTTAGTACACTTGAAATTGCACCAGCGATATTAGCTACTCGACGTGTTTCGACCGCTGCAGATGCCGCTGCCGCGACTGAAGCATTGTCTGCAATAGAAGTATCTACTGACAATCCATTATATTTAAGGGTAGCTGCGTCTACAATACCTACGCTTAAATTAGAAGCTGTAACAGGGGAGAGTGATGTATTAGATGTTGGATCTTTTGTATCTGAAAGTTTAAATGTTGTAGCCGACTCATCATAGAAAAACGCTGCATTACCTTCATCTCCACGATTAAAGAGTATACCAATATCATTAGCAGGCGAACCTGTAGTTCCGTTTGCTAACATAATCATGGTGTCGTCAACATCCATGTTAGTGGTATTGATAGTGACTGTATCACCGTTAACAGTTAGATTGCCTGTGACAATCACATCATCAGTAAATGTCGTGGTAATATTATTAGCAGCGCGCCTTAACTCTACTGCATCAAGTTGTGTTTGAATAGCTCCAGTAACACCGTTTACATGATTTAATTCAGCTAAAGTGGTAGTGGCAACTGAAATTTTACCTGAACTATCTGATGCTAAAGCACGCGAAACAGTTAAGTCTCCAGTAAGAACTGTAGAAATAGCACCTGCTATATTATTAGTACGTCGGGTTTCAACAGCTACGATATCAGTTGCATTTGTAGCAACATTATCTTGTACTACATTTATATTAGCGTCAAGTTGATTAAAGTTAGCTGCAACATTATCTTGTACTACATCAACATTTGCGTTTAATCTGGTGAAAGTAATAAAATCATTAGAAGCAGCTACCAGTGTATTAGCTGCAATTCTAGCTTGAAGAGCTGTATCTTCGTTAGTAAACGCTGTAACGTTGGTAGTAAGTCTGCTTTGTAAAGCTGTATCTTCGTTAGTAAATGTTGTAACGTTGGTAGTAAGTCTGCTTTGTAAAGCTGTATCTTCGTTAGTAAATGTTGTAACGTTAGCGACACGACGAGCCTCTACTGCATCCACGTTAGAAGACACTACATTAATATTAGAATTAAGAATCGTGAATGTAACAAAATCGTTCGAAGCAGCTACCAGGGTATTTGCTGCGATTCTAGTTTGTAAAGCTGTATCTTCGTTAGTAAACGCTGTAACGTTGGTAGTAAGTCTGCTTTGTAAAGCTGTATCTTCGTTAGTAAATGTTGTAACATTGGTGGTAAGTCTTGACTGTACGGCAGTTACGTTGTCTTGTACTACATCAAGGTTGGCATTCAGTTGGGTAAGAAATGCATCAGCATTAGAAGAAACTTGATTGATATTAGCATTGAGAATGGTAAAAGTTGCATGATCATTTGCATCAGCTACAGAGGTAACCAACGAAGCAATAGTAACTTTTTTAGTAGAATCATTATTAATATCAACGATCGGTAACACGTCATTAGATGCTACGTCAACAGCAGCCAATTCAGTGAGATCGGTAATTTTTACGTTTGCCATGTAAGTTCCTTCTGCCTTATTTAAACATATTTAGATCATTGTCGCATACTGGTCCAAGACTGTCAAAATGAAAAATAATCTAACTCTTACGTTGGGTCAAAATTGCACGATTATCTTGTGTCACGAGTGTCTCACCTAGCTGAGTTGTAAATGAGTTGCCATCTGATTCAAAATCTTGATCAAGTAATAAAATTTGATTTGACTGTTCAAGTTGTAAGAAAGTTCCATCTTGAGTGGTGAGTGGGTCAAAAATGTTAGTGATCAGATCAAGAGGAGTAGTTACAATATCACTCTGCTCAACTGCAATTAATCTTAAGCTTTGATCTTGTAAAGTTTTACCGTCTTGAGTAGTTAAATATTCAAGTCCTATCTCTGCAGCAAAAACTCGTCTAATCGCTGATGTTGATAAAACGAGACGACTAACTCCTAACGGCATCAGTCTCTCTCAGAAATGTGGAGCGTCCCTGGGTTAGAGGCTTGGATAACTGCTACAAATTTATCGTTGTCGGCAGGATTAGTTTCCGCTCCTAAAGAGATGTCAAAAGGGATAGAGGCTGATAAAAAATGTGAGTTAGAGGTATTAGCTTCAACTCCTGAACCTCCTACTTCAATGAAACAGTCTTGAGTCGCAAAAAGAGTTACAACACGGACTGAGCTTGAAATTTGTGGAGAAGTGTTCGATGTATCAGTAAAAGGAACTTGCAAGCCACGATTAGGTCGCAACGCTAATACAGGAATTGCTTCATTACCATCATCACGAGGTTGTTTTGACATTGTTATCTCCAATTAATAGGTTATTAGTAAGTTTCATTCATCTTCTCTTTAATCCACGCGTTCATGTGATTAGCCAAATCACAATTACCTTTTTCAGTGAGGTGGTTTTTATACTTAGAAGTGGTGCTTTGTGTAAACTCTCCTACGTCACCAATCCACAACTGATTCTCCTTATAGAGAGGAATAAAATGAACTTCAGGCCACGACTCATAGTCAGGAAAAGAGGACCAGATATATGCTTTTTTCCACCTTTTTATAATTTGATGAGCAGCTTTAGTATTTAATTTAACTGCTCTTTCGTCTCTAGCATTACCTATTGTAATGTTATCATTTACAATTGTTGTCAATTCATAAGGAAGACGTTTTAAATGTGTTAAAGATATAATCGCTAACTGAGATTCAATCTTGTCTAAAGATTTTAGAATATCCAAATTAGAATACCCACTTACACCAAGAGGTTTAATCTTAGTTTCGATTTGCGATACCCACGAACCTTTTCTTAAAACGGAGTAGGAGTCGCCAGCAATGATCAGTGCCACTAGCTGTAACCTTATCTCCAACCGTGAGGGGCGCGGCGGACCAACTCATCGTTCCACAACCGAGCGCGAAGCGCTCGCAAATTTTTTTGTCTCTCAGACCATGAAGTTCTTAAAGCTTCATGCTCTGCATGCATTTTTACATAAGCTTTCATCCAGCTCATTGATTCTCTCCTTCATCCATGTAAAAAGAATTTCGTTTCCCTCACAGGTTAAATGATGACTAGTAACTTGTTTAAAAAGTTTTGGATAATACATCTCGTTCCACTTGTAAAGAGGTTTAAATACAACTCCTTTAATAGATTCGTATCCCATAAAAGGAGTCCAACAAAAGGTTCTATTTTTCTTACCAAAGTAAGCTGCTATATCTCTATTTAACCTGATCTCAACTTTTTTTTTATATGGTGATAAAAATCTTGATTGACGATGGGGATGACTCATATTTACTATTAAAAGGGACGACTCAGGAGCATTATAAACTTGTTTTATGATATCACGGTTTGAGGCCCCACTATGTGCTACACACGTAACATCGTAAACCTCACTTAACATTCTTACCCAAGAGATGCTTTCAGGATTGAAGCGCACTACATTACAACTTTTCCTATGCATATCTGAATAAGAATCACCAGCAATAACGATCATTATTACTCCATAAGATCCTTCATAAGTTTATCATAGTTATTAATTTGAACTGCTACTTGAGGTCCTTGTGTTTTAGGCTTGAGGCTAGTCTCAACTTCTTGTAAATGTTTCATCCAGTCGAGAAGATCTTTTTTAGAGTAGATGCCTGTTTCCACAGCTTCTTGTATCTTCTGATCGATCACCGAATTGATGAGGTTAATACGTTTGATACGATTAAGATATCCTTGAGTAGCAAACACTGAATCTATATAGTTTTTTACCTCTTTCTTTTCAATCACTGAGGTCACACGATCCTCAGAGATACCATACTCATCTGCCAGCTGATCAATCGCCTTGCCACTCAGATAGTCATTAGCGATCGCAAGCATCACCGGATCAAGAGGCGGAGCCTCTAAGCTGCGGTTTAGTGCATCAACAGTGGTAATCACAGTTGTATTTGATTTGGTCATGTTGTAATCTCCACATCATATAAAATTTGAATCTGCATATCTACAATTCCGTAAGGCTGAAATAACCCCTCATCAGTTCTCACCTCTGCAACTCGAGCCTCTTCTACAGCTAGTGAAGCAAAATTATCTTGAAAAGTTTCAATTGCCGATTCAATACTAAAAGCGAACTGTTCTGCAACTCCCATCGCGTCACTACCATCATATATATATCCTCTTACAGATATTTCAATTAAAGCAAGCTTTCTGCCAGCACCTCGTTGTTCTCTCGATTCAGATCTTGAAATAAGAGTAATCGCAGGGAAATCGTTAACTTCATCTAAATAAGCATAGCGTTTAGTAACGTTGCTTGGTAAAGCATCAGTATTTTGAGCTAAATGATCAACTAAAGCGTCTATAATTTGTGTACGTCGGGCCATATCTCGCTAATCATTTCTTCTTTAGATTTACCTGCACTCCATGATTTCCATGAGTCTTTATGTTTATAATTCCACCAAACCCATCTTAATACATACCGACAAAGATCCCAATCCTCTATAATCAAAAAATTATCTTCAAACCATGATCGACACCAATCGAGGTTAGGAATTTTACCTAAGACAACATGGTCGTCCCACACTTCTACCCTACAGTTAGGATGAAGTATGCACTCACCTGGAAGGCATTGATTACCTAATGCATCTACCGGTATTTTATAAATACCAGAAGGTTCTTCATAACCAACAGGTGGATTTCCGCTATGCCAATAATTACCAGAATCATCATCTTCTCCAAAGCAATTATAAACTAACGGTCCGTACCTAAACTTTTCTGTCATTTTTTAAAAATTCACCTTGTAAAATTTTTTTGGATTCCATTACAGAACGGATTTCAACTTAAGTCTATATTACACTTCCCTTTAAGGGATGTCAAGAAATTACAGTGATTTTCAGAATTTCCCAGGTCGAGGCCGTGTGCATGTAGCCACTGCGTCAGAAACTTGACAAGTCCGACTAACCGCCCACCTTTTGCTGTCAAATTGTTGACGCAAAAAAGCGAAAAAAATGCAAATTAATTGCTTTTTGCCCTTGCAATCTATGACTATATGCCTTATATATAATATATAAGCTGTTAAACAGGAGATTTAAAAATGGCTAACATTAAATCCAACAAAATCCGCCAGCAGGTTCTCGCCGATTACAATCACTGTTGCGCGGCTTGCGGTTGCACTGATGATGAAGCACTGCAAATTGACCACGTTATCCCGCAATCAAAAGGCGGATCAGACGATATTGAAAATTTGCAGGTTCTTTGCTATGTTTGCAATACAACGATCAAAAATAAAATTGAAACACCAAAACTCTCACCAGCCAAGCCTTCAGGTTCCGTCAAGAAATGGAAAGCTGGTCGCCGTGCTTTCCGCGCCTACATCAACGGTTTACGATAGGACTGGGAAAACCCTTTTAATTCAAAGGGTTAGCCCAGCCCCGGGCCTCTGTTTTTATCAATAAAAACAAGGGGTTACGGGCTTGACGCGCCAGCGGAACAAAACGTGAACAGATAGCAGGCGCTAACCTCTTGAAAGGGTTAACAAATTTAATTTCTAAGTCATTGAAAACAAACAAAACTTTTTTCACTCTGCCTATTGACTTTTGCCTTTCAAATCCCTATATTAACACTATAAGATAATTAAACGAAAGGACTACCATGTTTGACAATATCGTAATTTTTGACCTCGATGGAACCACCATTGACAGTTCGCATCGCCATGCTACTCATGCAGATGGCACGCTTAATCTGGATGCTTGGATTGAAAATGCAACGCCTGAAAAAATCTTTCAGGATCAGGTTTTACCTCTTGGTCATTTAGTTTCTAAAATTGGCAAGCGTGCCTATACCATTATCTGCACTGCTAGGGTTTTATCTCATGCAGATTATGAGTTTCTTATGGAAAATGGTATCTGCGTTGATAAGATTATCAGTCGCCCATCAGGAAATATGGAACCTGATGCTCAACTCAAAAAGAAACAACTCAACTCATTTTTATCACTGAAGCAATTCAAAGGTAAAAATGCCATCATGTTTGATGATGCTGATTCAGTCAGATCAACTCTTAGAAAAATCGGGATTACAGTTATCCATCCTGATACAGTCAACAGAAAGGTTGCTTAATCATGTTTGTTATTTTTTGTATCTCTCAAGTTATCGCTGGCTTTTTTCTTTTCATATTCGGGGCTGGCTTGATTGAGTCACCAGAAAGTTATACAATGGCACTAGGTTGCTTGATCAGTGTTGTTGGATTTCTTAACTCAGCAATGTATCTTCATCTCTTAGATGAAAAACTAAAAGGGAAGGATTTCTAATGTTTGGATATCTCGGAACTATTCTTGTTGTATGGCAAATGAGCGCGTTAGCAAACGGCGCGCCTCAATGGGCTTTAATCATGGGTGTGTTTGCCGCTTGTGCTTGGCTGGTTCATGGGTGGCAGAACTCAGATAAGCCTATCATGATTACTAATGCTTTGCTGTTGATAATTGCAATATATGGGTTGATTTATAACTAGAGGTTGTAAATCAAAATAGGTAATGTTATCAAACAGTTAAGTGGGCCCCGGCCCCGCGCCGTAAGTCATTGAAATCATTGACAAAATTAATTTAAAAAAAATCGTAACCCTTTGATTTGAAAGGATAAAAAGATGAAAAAAAGTGACCTACCCCTCTTGACTTTTGGGGTCAGTTGCCTTATATATAATATATAACGAAACGCAAAACGAAAGGTTGCTACTATGAAAAATCCTAACTATACCGCTGAAATGACTGCTCGCATCATTGAGGACTATCAGTCTGGCGTTGATGTTCAGACCATCGCAAATTCCATCGAAAAGTCGGTGCGCTCTGTTCGTTCAAAGCTGGTGCGTGAAGGCGTATACGTTGCCGCACCAAAAAAGACGGCTCGTAAAACTGATGAACCTACAAAAAAGGAACTGCTCATTCAACTTGAGTCAGTCGCGCCTTTTCCAGTCACTGGTTTTATGGGCGCAACAAAAGAGGCGATCAATGATTTGATCGGTCACTTCAATGCGAATTAAACCTCGCAACCCAATCGCACGCAACTTGAGAGCATTTCGCTCTCAGGTTGTGGCTTCCAAAAAACGCAACCCGAAAAAGGAACGCAAACATGAAAAGAAAATTATTGCTAATCAGAGCGATTGAATCGCATTGCCGTTTTCAATTTTCTAAACTTCAGATCATAAGGATGCTATCTCATGACGTTGCTCATCTCAAAAAAATGGCACAATTCGTCGCCAAAGCCGAAAAAATCACAGGCAAAAAATACCCAAATTCGGGTCGTCACCTCACGCGTAAGCCTCGCAAAGCTGCATAATGAAAGGGCATTTACACCAATAAAAACAAAAGGTTAGCGGGGCCCCGGGGGGTGGTGTAAGTCATTGAAAACAAAAGAAAAATTAATTTGCAAAAAAATCACAACCCTTTGAAAACAAACAAAACTTTTTTACGCGCACCCCTTGACTTTTGACCCATTAGACCCTATATTAATAGGGTAACAGAGAAAAGGATTGGTTATGACTGTTCAAAAAAATGCTTATGTTGTCATGGATACTGAAACCTCATTCCGCAATGGACTGGTTTTTGATTTTGGCTGGACTACCATCACTAAGCGCGGTGATGTTATCGGTTCAGGTGATCTTAATTTTCTTGATGTGATCACTAAAGAGAAGCCATACTACGTCAACAAAATTGCTGGCTATGCCAAGCGTCAGCGTCATGGCGTTCACAAGGTGACAACCTTTGCCGCTGGTCGCCGTTTGTTCAATGCTCATCTATCATGGCTCAAGGCTCAAAATTATCGGATCATTCTTTGCGCTTATAACGCATCATTTGACTGCCGCGTTTTAGGCTCTACCTCTCAGACGATGACAGGCAAGCCATTTTTGAGACACAAGGTTGATCTGCTCGATATTTGGGGCAACTGGGCAACAAGCGCACCGAAGGCTTATGATGCACCGCTTACAGCGTCAGGGCGTTTCAAATCGACAACTGCTCAAAATGTTTATCGTTTTGAGATGCAGATGCCAGATTTTATCGAAGCGCACACAGCGTATGATGATACGCGAATTGAAGCGCAAATTTTAATGAAGATCCTCAAGCGCAAGAAAAAATTGCGTATCGTCAAATCCCCACGCGATTTTCAGTCGCATATTTGGGAAATGTTTGAACTAAAAGGCGCGTAATGCGCCTTTTTTTCTTGACAAGTTTTGCCAGCAAAAACAACTAATTAGCCCGGCCCCGGCCCGTGTTGCAAAAATGTCACACTTACCAGAAAAATACGAGAAAAATGCGATTAGGACTTGATTTTTGTGACTAGATGCCTTATATTAATACTATAAGATAAACAACTAAAGGAATTAAATTATGACAATCAAAAATATCACAATCTTCGATCTAGATGGAACAATCATTGACAGTTCACACCGTCAAGCTACTCTTCCAGATGGAACCCTAAATTTGGCTCACTGGTTTGAGAATGCTACACCAGAAAAAATCTTTGAAGATCAGGTTCTGCCATTAGCACAGCAAATTCGCAAACGTCACAAGCGTGGCGATTATGTTATGGTCTGCACTGCCAGAAATATGACAGAAGCTGATTATGAATTTTTGATGGACAATGGAATTAATCCTCACAAGATTATTTCACGTCCAAAAGGAAATATGGAACCTGATGGTCAACTAAAAGCTAAACAGCTAAAACAGTTTTTTTCGCTAAAACAGTTTGCCAAGGCTTCCAAAATAATGTTCGATGATGCGGCTTCGGTTCGCTCATCACTTCGCAAAATTGGGATTGCAACAATCG